ATCAGTAACTCCAACAGATTCAGGTTCAGCTACTTGGGACCAAGTAGACTACAAAGCTGAATTATCAGCTTCTATTGCTGCTGGTACTTCTTACTCTTTCATGACTATAACAGGTTCAGATTTAACTAGACCTGACTATAAAGGTGCTAGAGCATTTGTATTAACTTCAGGTTCAAATTATGCAACGGGTGATTTACTTCCAGAATATACTTCAGTAGATTCAAGTAACAACATTACCTTTATATTTGGGGCAGATTCTTCAGACATGAGTGCTGATTCAGCTGCTTCGGTATGTTTATATAACATGCAACCAGTTGACAATGAAAGAGGAGATTTTGAAGACCAAGTAAATGGTGGTTATCCAAATGCACAAAATGCTTCTACTCTTGCTATTCCATCAATTGATGTAAAAATGAAATCTGAAGCAATTGTTGCCAAAACTAGAAAGTTAAAAGCACAATGGACTCCAGAATTTGCTCAAGATTTGAATGCTTACCAAAGCTTAGATGCTGAGGCAGAGTTAACTTCAATCATGAGTGAGTACATTTCATTAGAAATTGATCTTGAAATTATTGATATGCTTATCCAAGATGCATCAGCTGCTGATGAATACTGGAATGCAGAAAACAACCAATCATTAAACTCTGGTCAAACAGGATATGATAACTTAGGTTTCTTCAATACTCAAGGACAATGGTTCCAAACATTAGGAACTAAAATGCAAAAGGTATCTAACAAAATTCACCAGAAAACTCTTAGAGGTGGTGCTAATTTTGCTATGATTTCTCCTTCAGTTGCTACTATCATAGAATCAATCCCAGGATTTGCTTCTAATGCTGATGGTGATGCTTCGAAGAATAAATTTGCATTTGGTATCCAGAAAATGGGACAAATGAATAGTAGATATGATGTATATAAAAACCCATATATGACTGAAAACGTTATATTAATGGGATACAGAGGTAATCAGTTCCTAGAAACAGGTGCTGTATTTGCTCCATATATTCCACTTATCATGACTCCTTTAGTATACGATCCAGACACTTTCACACCAAGAAAAGGTCTATTAACTCGATATGCTAAGAAGATGATTCGTCCTGAATTCTACGGAAGAGTATTTGTAAGCAATTTAGCTACAGTATAAGATACACTTTTAATATAATCAAACTTAAGACCTGGCTTTTTAGTCAGGTCTTTTTTTTTCATTTTAATTTAACTTTTTAGTATTTATAACCAAAACTATGGCTGATTTCACCCTTTTAATAAGAGAACGAGTAATGCTGGAAGGCACTGAAAGAGGAACTGATTACAACTTAACAATAAAAAGTATAGAAAATATTGATAATAGAATAGTCACAATACCCTCAGGGAGTTCAACAACTATTTTTAAATATAGTAATAACCCAGGTGCTGGTACTTTTTCTTCAGGAAGTTTTAAATATGGTAGAATATCTAATTATTCAACTACAGTCCCTTTAAATTTAAAAGTATCTTCTTCTTCAGAATTATTAAATTTTTCTATATCTGCAGGAGGAACATTTATGCTTTCAACAAGTGAAATAACAGGTAGTTTAACAAATACTTTTACTTATGATGATATAGCTTCAGTTTCAATAGAACCTTCAGGTAGTAGTGCTAAAGTTGAGTATTTTATAGCAACCACTTAATTAAAATATTATGAATATACCTATTTGGACAGGAACATCAACCTTCGCAGTGGGTCAAACCCCATTTGGCTTTTATGATAATGATTTAGATTTTCAAACTGATTCTGATAAAGTAGCTGATTTTTGTGCTAGAAGATTAGGATACCCTTTAGCAGATGTAGAATTACAATCTGGTTCATTTTATACAGCATTTGAAGAAGCAATTACAATATATGGGAATGAATTATATGCTTATAAAATAAGAGAAAATTACTTATCCTTAGAAGGGGCATCTAGTACTACAATACCAAATGGTCAATTAATATCTCCCAATCTCGCTTCAATAGTAAGAATCTCAGAACAATATGGGGTTGAAGCTGGAGTAGGAGGGAATGTAACTTGGTATTCAGGTTCTTTATCTTTAATAGGGGGCCAGCAAACCTATAATATGGATGCTTGGGCTCAAGCAAATGCCAACTTAGCAGCTAATGATTCAATAGAAATAAAAAGAATTTTTTACGAAGCTCCTCCTGCTATAACAAGATATTTTGATCCTTATGCAGGGACAGGAACAGGAATGATAGATTTAATGGATTCATTTGGTTGGGGAGCTTATTCTCCTGCTATTAATTTTTTAATGATGCCTATAAATTATGATTTACAGGTAATGCAGGCTATTGAATTTAATGACCAAATTAGAAGATCTAATTATTCATTTGAATTAGTTAATAATAATCTAAAAATATTCCCAATTCCTAACTCATCAGGAAATTTATGGTTTGAATATATAAAGAAATCAGAAAGAAATAATCCTTATTCTAATGGGACAGATTTAATAACAAATGTATCTGAAGTGCCATTTGAAAATCCTAATTATAATAATATAAATTCCATAGGTAGACAATGGATATTTGAAATGACTTTAACAATAGCTAAAGAAATGTTAGGGTATGTTAGGGGTAAATACTCCACTATTCCCATTCCTGATGCAGATGTAACATTGAATCAATCTGATTTATTATCATCAGCAACAGCTAATAGAGAAGCTTTAATAGAAAGGTTAAGAGCTTATTTTGATGAAACTTCAAGAAGCAGCTTATTAGAAAGAAAGGCAACTGAAAATGACTTTTTACAACAAGAATTAAATAAAGTACCATACACAATTTATATAGGATAATATGTGCGCATTATATGGAGGAAAAAGAGATATAAGTTTATTTAGACATCTCAACCGAGAGTTGATGGGGGATATTGTATCCCAAGAATGTGTTTATTATAAACTAAAACTAGCAGAAACCAAAGTAAATATATATGGTGAATCTGCGGGTGCCAAATATTATTACAATCCTATTATTTTAAGTTGTTTAATAGACCACCAACCACAAGAATTCCCTGATGATGAATTTGGGGTTCAATTCCACCGATTGGTTAATTTTAAATTTTTAAGAGATGATTTATTAAACAGAACTAAAGATTTCAATGAAGATTTTGATCAAGGTAATTGGTATGGGGCTGATTTAGTCCCTGAAGTGGGGGACATAATCATGTATTATGAAGGATATTATGAGGTAGATGATGTAATTGGGAACCAATATTTTATGGGTAAAGATCCTGATTATGATTATGCGACTAATCCAATTAATCCGGGGTTAAGTAATTTTGGTAGTGATTTATCCATAATATGCAAAACGCATTATACCCCTGCTGATAAAGTACAAATAGAGAAAGCAAGAATAAATGGCTAAGAATTATAGAAAACCCGTCCCAAAATCCCAAAAAGAAATATCTAAGGATTTACAAACTCCTTATGATGCTAAACAAGGGAACCCTAATGATGCCAAGGAAGGATCTCAATACCCCCCAAATAATCAAGCTAACATTCCATTCAATAGGTCAACCAAAATGTCCTTTAAGGGGGATACTGTTAAGCCCTTTACAGTAGGAATAAAAGATATTGATGAGTCTATAATGTATTATTTTAATAATGTTATTAGACCTTATGTAATCCAAAATGGTGAAAGAATAGCTGTACCTGTAATTTATGGTTCTCCTGAAAGATGGAAATCAGTACAAAAAGATGGATATTACAGAGATAAAAAAGGAGCTATAATGAATCCAATTATAATGTTTAAAAGAGATTCATTAGAAAGAAATAGAAATTTAACTAAAAAGTTAGATGCTAATTCCCCTAATTTATATACTTCATGGCAGAAAATATATAATACTAAAAATTTCTATAGTAATTTTAATTTATTAAATAATAGTATACCAACAAAACAATTCATAGCTAATGTAGTTCCTGATTATGTTACTTTAACTTATAGTTGTATTATTCAAACTTATTATGTAGAACAATTAAATAAAATAGTAGAAGCAATAAATTATGCTGCTGATTCTTATTGGGGCAATCCTGAAAGGTTTAAATTTAAAGCTAACATAGATAGTTTTACTACAGTTACTGAATTAGCTCAAAGTAAAGATAGGAGTGTTAGAAGTAATTTTAATATAAAAATGCATGGGTATATTATTCCTGATATAGTCCAAAAAGATACCACATCTATAAAAAAATACAATGATAAATCAAAAGTAATATTTCAAATAGAAACAACTTCTGACCCAAATGTATTTGAAGCTAATCCTGAAAGTACAACTCCACCAGTAAGGAGTAGAGCAACCCAAGGAGGAAATATACATATAACATCACCCCCAACCCAATTTCCTTCATCACCTACTAGCCCTGCTTTGATATCATTAAATGATTTACCCACAACAGACCCTGGTATAGTAGGAGTGTTATGGAATAATGGAGGTACACCAACAATATCTACAGGTTAATATTTATAATAAAAAAAGAAATTAAATGCCAACTAGAGTCAGATTTTTAGATAGCGTAGCAGTAAGTGCTTATGGAAACACTGGAGGATCTTCAGTTTCATCTTCATATGCTGAAACAGCATCCTTTGCCCATTATGCTACTTCTGCTTCATATGCAGTGAGTGCCTCACATGAAATTATAAAAGAGGTATCCTCATCTCATGCAGACACGGCTTCTTTTGCACAATCTGGAAATGGTCCTTTTACAGGTTCTTTTACAGGTAGTTTTTTCGGTAATGGTAC